TCAGGCCGCCAAAACCCGCACGCGATATTCGACGCTGGCATTCCACCGCCCGCCCGCAGCAGCAGCAGCAAGCCGCGATCGCACCAGCACCACGCTCGCCACGCGCCACCCGGCCAGATCGCGCGGCACCGCCTCGATCGCCGCGCCGACCGCCTCGGCCAACGCCTGCACGCGCGCCGGGCGTTCGCCCGCATCGCGCACGGTCACCAACAGCCGCAGCTCGCGCCCCATGCGGTCCTTGACGCTCCAGTCGCCGCCGAGCAGGTCGCCCAATTCGGCAAAGGGCACCGTCGCCTTGACGGGCGGCCCCAGATAAACGCCGTTCAACCCGGCGACCCCGCGCAGCGCCGCCAGCACCGCCGCTTGCACCACGCTCTCCGCGCTCATGGCAGCAGACTCCCGATCCAGCGCAGCCGCGCATCGTCGGGCGGAATCCGCCCGCTCAGCACCACCGCCTCGCCCTCCACCGTCACCGCCACCCCCGGCAGGTCTGCGCGCAGCGCCTCCGCCACGCGCGCCCGCGCCCGCTCCGCCGCGCATTCCGCGAGCACGCGCCCCTGCGCCTCCAGCGCGCTCAACATGCGTGCGCCGTTGGGCGCAGCGCGATCCGCCGGAACGGCCGCCACAAAGCGGTGATCGCGCTCGGCGGGGCGACGCTGGCCTCGCGCTGCTCGAACAGATGCGCCGCCAGCAGCGCCACGCCTTGCCGGATCGGCGCGGGCAACCCCGCCCAGCCCTCGGCCAGGCCAGCGCGCGCCAGCACCATGACCGAGGTCACCCCCGCCGCCTGCACGATCCGCACCCAGCCCTCGCCCGCCGCATCGATATCGATCGCAAAGCCGTCGCTCGGCAGCGCCACCCCCGCCGCCGTCTCCACGCCCGTAATCGCCGAAACCGGTGCCACGCCAAGCGCCTGCCACGCCCCCAGCACCGCCACCGGCACGCGCAGCGCCCGCGCGATCAGCACCATCCCCAGAAACTGCTCGGCCAGCCCCAAGGCGGTCTCGGCAAAGGCCGCGATCAGCGCATCCTCGTCATCGCTCGCCACGCGCAGCACCGCCTTGACCGCCGCCACCGCCAGCGCACGGTCCTCCTCGCCGAGCGTCACCGCGCCCGGCCCATCCGTCTCGATCATCGCAAATCCTCCAGGTCCCTCGCCCGCCGGGAGAGGGAAGGGGCCCGCTGCCGCAGGCAGTGGGAAGCGTGAGGACGCACACCGACCGCGCGCCCTCACCCCACGACGTCAGCTCGCCGCGAACTTCAGCAGCTTGATCGCCTCGGAATTGGACACGCAGCCGCCGACGCGCTTGGTCGCGTAGAAATTGACGAACGGCTTGTTGGTATAAGGATCGCGCAGGATCACCGTCTCGCGGCGCTCGGCGATGAGATAGCCCGCCTTGAAATTGCCGAACGCGATCGAGAGACTGTTGGCAGCGATATCGGGCATGTCCTCGGCCTCGATCACCGGATAGCCGAGCAAGGTCGCCGGCGTGCCCGCGGTCAGGCTCGGCGCCCACAGGAACGCGCCGTCACTGGTCTTGAACTTGCGGATCCGCGCCAGCGTGCTCGCATTCATCACGAACACCGCGCCCTGCCGATACGGCCCACGCAGCGCCTGCACCAGGTCGATCAGCCGGTCCTGCGGGTTGGCCGCGAAATCGCCCGCCGCACCGCTCGCCAGATATTGCAGCGTCCCGAAGGCGCGCGCCGCATCCGCCGTGCTCGCGGTCGGGGCCTGCAAAAAGCCCTTGGGCCGGTTGACGCCCGATCCGTTGACGTACGCCGCACCCTCGGCCTTGGCGAATTCCATCGCGATTTCGCTCGCCAGCCACGCCTCGACATCGAACGCGGCATCGTCGAGCATCGCCTGGCTCGCCGACGGATTGGCATAGAGTTCCCCCATCGGCGGCGCGATTTCGGTGAACACCGGCGTCGCAGTGCCACCCCGCGCGTCGGTCTCCGCCGCCCAGCCCGAGGGCGTGCCCCCCGTCGTCACCAGCTTGCGATACCCGGCCGACCCCACCGTCACCACATTCGCCACGCTGCGGATCGGCGAAATCGAACTGAGCGTCGCGTCGATCACCGCATCGATCTCGCGCGGCACGGCATAGCCCCCGGCATCGCCGCTCACGGCGGTAAACGCCTTCATCTCGACGCTCGCGCCCGAGCGGAGGAAACTGTCGAACGCCGCTCCGCCAGGCTCGCGCGCGCCCGCCAACAGCGGGCGCGCGACCACACCCGCCAAACCTTCGCCCTCGAAGCTCGCCTCAAGCGCGTCCACGGTCATGTCACCCATGTCATTCTCCTCGTTGAAAGTTCGGTTCGGAAACGAAAAAGGGCACCGCAATCGCGACGCCCTCTGGCATTTCGGATGCAGCACCTACGCCGCATCAAAAGGGGGATCGGTTAGCCGATCACGCCTGCTTCACATTCTCGGCGCGCGGACCCTTGGGGCCCTGGCCGACGTCGAACGTGACCGCCTCGCCTTCGCGCAGATCCTCATAGCGGACACCCTCGACGCTCGACATATGGAAGAACAGGTCCTTGCCGCTCGCATCGGCGATGAAGCCGAAACCCTTGTCGGTCAGTCGCTTGATGGTGCCGTCAGCCATGATCACTCTCCTCGTCCGCGCGCGGCTGCCGAGGATCGGGAACCAAGTCTGGAGCCGGCGTCGTAGCACGCTCCTCCACCATATGCACCCGGGCCAGCGGCTGCATCGGCTGCGCGACCAGGCTGACCTCGACCAGGTCGACCGCAGTCAACTCGCGCACCCGCCCCCGCACCGCACCGCGCGCGCGAAAGCCGATCGATAATCCATTCAGCGCCCCGCCCCGCACCAGCCCCGCCAAGCGCGCATCGTCGATCCGCCCGATCACGCGCAGCCCGCGCTGGTCGGGCGCGATCCGCTCGATTGTGCCGATTGCGCGCCCGCGATGCTGCCACAATAACGGCACCACCGGTACGTCCGCCCCGAACGCGCCCGCGCGGATCACGTCGCCACCGCGATCGACCGCATCGAACACGGCGGCGTAGCCAGCGAAGCGCAAGCTCCCGCGCCCCTCCGGGGAGGGTGGGGGGGGGGGGGGGGTCGGCCCAAGGAGAGGATCGACGCCGCCACGGGCCAACCCACCCCCGCCCCCTCCCTTCCAGGGAGGGGAGGAGCGCGCCCCCCTCACTTAACCCAATCCCAAAAGCCGAATTTCGCCGCCAGCCCCGTCAGCAACAGCGCGCCCGCAATCCGCGCCACCCAGGCGAGCGCCGCTTTCCACACCGATCTTTTGGCATCGCGCCATGCCCCCAGCAATTCGCGCAATTCGGCCATGTCCTTGGCCGCCGCCGCATCGTCCAGCCCCAGTCGCGCCATCGCGCGCGACGCCGCCAGTTCGCCCGCTTCCTCGGCAATGGCGCGCAGCGTGGTCAAATCCGCGCCTTCGCCGGCGCCTTGCGCCATTAACTGCGCCAGCACCGCGCCGCTCACGGCGCCACCTCCACCGCGCCGGGCCCCAACCCCACCATCGCGCGTTTCTCGTCACGCGACAGGAAGTCCGCCGCGCCCACCTGGCTCCACAAGCGTTCGCGATCCTCGGCTAGCGCGGTCACCCGGTCGAGATCGACCGACAGCGCCGCCTCGGGCACCCATCCGCGCAATCCCTGTGAGAGCCCGGCCAGAATCGTCCCCGCCAGCGGCAGGATCGTCGATCGCCACAACGCGCGATTGGCCTCCTTGTAATTGGCATAGGTCGCGTCGCCCGGCAGGCCGAGCAGCATCGGCGGGACGCCGAAAGCGGTGGCGATCTCGCGCGCCGCCGCCGCCTTCATGCCGACAAAGTCCATGTCGGCGGGCGTCAGGCTCAGCGCCTGCCATGTGAGGCCCCCTTCCAGCAGCATCGGCCGCCCGGCATTGCGCGCGCCGGCAAAGCTCGCCTCCATTTCCTCGCGCAACCGGGCGAATTGCTCGCGCGACAAGGTCGAGCCATCGCCCGGATCGTAGATCAGCGCGCCAGACGGTCGCGCGGCATTGTCGAGCAGCCCGGCATTCCATGCCGCCGCTGCATTGTGCAGCGCGATCGCGCTCGCCGCCCCGCCGAGACACCCCAGGCCATAATGATCGTCGAGCGGATGGAACGCCTTGATCTGCACGATTTCGGGCCGGGGCTCCTCCGCCGACAGCCGCACCGATCGATCGCCCACGCTATAGCGATAGGCGATCGGCCACCCGCCCGCATCCGGCTCGACCGTCACCCGCTCGGGGCGCAGCGCGAACAGCTCGACCACATCGCCCGCCGCGTCGGTCAGCATCTGCACATAGGCATTGCCGTGCAGCAGCAGATGCGCCGCCAGCGTCGCGGTCAGCGCCTGCCCGCCCGATCGTGCCTGTACCAGCGCGATGGTTTCGGGCGTCCCCGTCAGCGGCGCGTCGCCCACGCCATCGGCAACCAGCCGCACCGCGCGCTGCGCAATCGCATTGCGCAGATACAGCGCGCGCACCTGCTCCGCATAACTTTGCGGCAGCGCCCCGAACGCCGCCCCCTCGGCAAAGCGCGCACGCCGAAACTCCAGCGCCGGACGCGATTCCTCGCGCCCGGCTGCCTTCCAGCCGAACCATTTCATGCTCTCTTCCTTCTCGTAGAGAAACGACGCGCGCTTCCTGCCTCCCCTCCCTGAAAGGGAGGGGCGGGGGGTGGGTCGGCCCGTAAGCGGGCGTACCCCCCGCCATCAGCCAACCCACCCCTCAATCCAGCGTTGGGTCGGTCATGCCCCCGGCATGACCTGAACAGCGCGGGGCGCTGTTCACCCAACGCTCCTTCCAGGGAGGGGAGGCGAGATGCCTACCCCGCCAGCGTCGCGAACCAGATCACATGGCGCGGCCCCTTGCCGTTCTGCCGCGCCTTCACCGCCACTTCGTCGACGACAAAGCCCGCGCTCTTCAACCGCGTGACGAAGCGCGCATCCGGTGCCGCCGACCACACCGCCAGCACGCCGCCCGGCCGCAACGCCGCGCGCGCCACCGCCAGCCCGCGCGGCGCATAAAGCCGGTTGTTCTCGGCGCGCACCAGCCCGTCCGGCCCGTTATCGACATCGAGCAGGATCGCGTCATAACCACCCGGTGCTACAGCGATCGCCTCGGCGACATCGGCCTCGACCACGCGCACGCGCGGATCGTCGAGGCACCCTTTCGCCACCGCCGCCATTGGCCCGCGCGCCCAGGCGAGGATTTCGGGCACCAGTTCGGCCACCGTCACCTCGGCCTTGGGGCCGACCACGCCCAGCACCGCGCGCAACGTAAAGCCCATGCCGTACCCGCCGATCAGCACGCGCGGTGCCGCCACTCCCGCGATCCGCGCACACGCCATCGTGCCCAGCGCCTCTTCCGAGCCGTTCATCCGCGTGCTCATCAATTCGTTGCGATCGACCACGATCATGAAATCGTCGCCGCGCCGGTACAGCGTCATTTCATCGCCGCCGGGAATGCGCGCACTGTCGATCCTTTCGCGGGGCACCATGACGTTCGTCCTTCCTGTCGTAGGGGACGGCGTTAGCGCGCACGACGAACGGACGCCATGCCGGTGAAACCGTCCTACCTTACAACCCCCGCACCCGCCCGCGGCCGCGCCGTTTGAGCAGCAGCTCGCCCAGCGCCCAGACCAAGGCGTCGGCGCGGTCAGGGGAGCGGCTCGGCCCTTGATAGCCGCCACCCACCACCAACCCGCATAACTCCCGCTCCAGCTCGGGCATCACCCCGACATGCGAGACAGCCCCGCGCTCGTACAGCAACGCCACCGGCTCGGCGCGCGCGACCTTGCCGTCGCTGGCATGGACCAGCTTCAGCGGCAGGCTGGCGTCCGCTGCCAGCAATACGCTCTGCACCATCCGCCCGCCCTGATTCTTCTCGGCGATCACGCGGTCGGCGCGGTGCCGCGCGGCGCACCCCGCCACCGCCTGCGCCCAGCCTTCGGGGGATAATCCCGTCACGCTTGCATCCTCCAGCACATAACCGCGCCCGTCACGCCCGAGCCCGACCGCGACGATCCCGCACGCATCGCCGCCGCGCCCGGAGTCGGTCCCGGCCGGGGGATCGACCGCGACCACCGTGCGCACCAATGCCGGGGCAACCCCCACCCGCGCCGCATCGAACTGAGCGTGTGTCCACAAAGCCCCTTCGACATCGGCAAGCAGCTCGCCCGCAATCTCCTGCCGCCCCAGCCGCGTGCCGCCATAGGCCCGCTCGATTGCCGCCAGAAAGCTCTCGGGTAGGAACACGTTCTTGTGGGAGCTCCCACCGCTTTGCGCCAAGCCCTCCAGCGCCATGATCCGGCGCAGCAACGGAGTCGGGCGCGGCGTTGTCGTCACCACCACTTGCGGGGCGTCGCCCATCCGCATCCCCAGCATCAGATTGTCCCAGGTCGCATCGCCATTGCGCCATTTGGCGAGTTCGTCGCACCAGGCGGCGGCATGTTCGGGCCCGCGCAATTTCTCCGGCGCGCTCGCCGAAAAGATCGTCGCGCGGGCCTTGGAGGCAAACTCGACTTCGGTGCCGCGCGATCGATAGCCGACCGATTCGCCCGGCCGCGCCACCGCGATCAACCCGCTTTCGCCCTCGATCATCACGCGCCGCACATCCTCGATCGTCGCGCCGACCAGCGCGATCCGCGTGCCCGGCATTGTGCGCGCGATCTCGCTCACCCATTCCGCACCCGCCCGCGTCTTGCCGAAACCGCGCCCGGCGCGGATCAGCCACACCCGCCACGGGCCGGCGGGCGGCTCCTGCCCGTCCTGCGTCCAGCGCTCCCAGCTCCAATTGAGTTCGGCCCGCTGCGCGGCGGTCAGGTCGCGCAGCACTGTTTCGCGCACGCCCGCCGGCAAGCGCGCCAGCTCCAGCATCAGCGCCCGCGCTTGCGCGCCGGAATATCGCTCGCTCATTTCGACCCCATCCGCCGTGCGAGCTGATCGAGCTTGCGCCGCAGCGCGGCGTCGGTTTCGGCCGGGGACGCCATTTTCACCCCGCGCCCGAGCGTAATCTTTCCCTCGGCGGCAGCGCGTTGCCGATTGAGCAAGCCGACCGCGAAGTGCAGATCGCTGGCCGAAATGGTGCGCTCGGCAAGCGCCGTGATCGGGCTTTGCGCCACCGCCTCGGGATCGGCGGCGGCGGGGTCGGGCGTCTCACCGACAACGCGCGCCAGCGCATAATCGAGCAGCGCCTCCTCCAGCCGTTGATAGCCGGTGGCGATCGCCTCCTCCCACGCCGCCGCGAAGGCGGCATCGCGCATCCGCGCGCGATAGCAGCTCGACTGAGCCACGCCCGCCGCCCGCACCGCCGACGTTACGTTGCACGTCGCCGCCAGCGTATCGAGGAAGCGCTTGCGCTTGGCCTTGTCGAACCCGCCCGAGCGCAACCGGCGGACTTGCAGTACGCGATTGTTCCCTGCCGTAATCCCGTCCAT